AGCCAGGAGATGTCGTTATCAGTTAGTTAAGGAGGAGTTATATTTAGACAGGATCAGCGAGCCGAAACAATTTGTTAAGCTTGAGCCTTCTGACGGTCTAAAGAAGCCTCCCGTATGTAGAATTATAACTGACCCGGGAACAATCTATAATTTTGAAATAGGATTGTTTATCAAACCTGCTGAGCATGCAGTAATGCAGGGGTTTGTTAACTGGGTCGGGTACAAAGTGGTTATGAAAGGTATGAATGCTTTAGAACAAGGAGCAGACATACAAGAAGCTTGGGATAGCTTCACAGATCCCGTGTCTATTTCGGGGGACGCGGAGCGCTTTGATGCGCATACTGGTGTTGGTATTAGAAGAGATTTGGAATTTGAAGTGTATAAGAAACTCTTTCCCACGGAACCCATAAGCAAGCTTATGAATCGTGGGTTGACACGCAAAGTTCTGGCAAAAGCTAATGATGGTAGGTTTAGATATATTCTCAGAAGTAGAGGAAGTGGTTATCACAATACCGGTATCGGTAATTGTTTGATCACAGGACTCACTATGTTAAGATATTTAGATTTGAACCATATAGATGCAAAACTTAAGTTAAATGGTGATGATTGGTTTATTATTTGTGATAGATCGTCATTAACCAAGTTCAAAGGACTTAAACAATACTATCGAGAGCTCGGTTATCGCATGGAGATAACAGAGCCAGTAGATTATATTGAAGGCATCGACTTTTGTCAGACTAGCCCGGTTAAGACGCCCAACGGGACTATGATGATTCGTAGCCCGGTCAGGTGTAGAACTAGGGACTTATTTACTAGTAAGGTTAGAACTGAAAAGAAATTTAGACAATGGTTGGCTTCGGTTGCAGAAAGTGGTTTAGCCACCTCTTCTGGCATTCCTGTCATGCAGGAGTTCTATACTTGCATTAGAAAGTGTAGTAACGGAGTTAAACCAGGAAGATTTTTTGATTCATATAGTAATAAATTTGTGTTGAGTAAAGGATTGACTTATAAACGTAGGGAGGTGCACCCCGACACTAGATACTCCTTTTATCTAGCGTTTGGGTACACCCCTGATGAACAAATCGCTTTGGAAGAGAACTACAGGACCATGGGTTGTTACGATTTTGCCCACCCTGATAGCTTTTCGAAAGAGAGTCTGGAGCTTGCTGACGTCACTTATCCGAC